GTGAAAGAACTCTCTGACGGCGGCGATGATGGCGTCCGCCTTGGTCAGTCGGCAACCGACAAGGTTGGTTTCTTCGGCAAGGCCCCCGCTGCCCAGCGCTCCGGCGCTGCTCAGGCTGCGGCTCCCGCTGGTGGCACTGGCGCGACTCCCGGTGCCTATGACACCGCGAACAACCGTGACGCCCTGATCAACCTTGTGAACGAGATGCGTCTCGTTCTGGTGACGCATGGCCTCATGAAGGGTTCGGCGTAACGAGACCGGGGGAGGGGTCCGCCTCTCCCCCATTCATTCGAGGTTCCCATGGCGACAGCACACGACATCATCGTTGACGCCCGCGCCATGCTCGGGATCGACGAAGCAGAAGAGCCGCTTCAGGACTACGAAGCGCAGCGCGGCCTGACAGCCCTGAATAACATGCTTCAACAGTGGGTGCTGGAAAAGACCATCATGGCCGCCCCCACGCTCGACAGCCTTACAGAGACGGTATCGGTGGACACCTACGGCCTCTCGTCCATTGGTGATGAGGGGAATGAGGCTTTCACGGCCTGCCTCGCTGTCCGCCTTGCCCCCCGCTATGGCAAGCAGCCGGACGCGGTGACGGTGAACCTCTGCAACAACGGGAAAGAGGCAATCCAGAACGCCTCCTTTGATCCCGACAGCGTGAACGCGGACAATGACATTCCGGTCATGCCGTCGCAGCGGCTGGTGGACTACTAGATGCTTGAAGCGCCGTTTGCCATCAAGGCGGGCAAGAGTGCGACAGAGCAGAACACCCGCGAAAACCTGATCAATATGTACGTTGAGAAGGTCCCGCAGGGGCGTGGCGGGCTGGTCCGCATCGGTCGCCCTGGTGTGCAGAAAAACCATTCGGTGAGTGGAGAAGCGCGCGGCGTCGCCTATCTGAAGGGCGGTGACTATGCTGTCATTGGTGACGGGTTCTACCGCCTGACCACGACGGAAAGCATTCGTCTCGGGACGCTTCAGACCGCTAACGGCAAGTGTTCCTTCGGTGAGAACGCCACGCAGATCGGGATTTGCGACGGCTTCGGCCTTTATTCATGGGATGGAACGACGTTCTCGCAGACATCGTTGCCGATCACTGCCGCAGGCTCCTTTGCTGCCCTTGACGGCTACGGCGTGTTCAACGACCGCAATTCGGGACGGTTCTACAGGACCGACCTCAACGACTTCACGACGGTTGGCGTGCTGAATTTCGCCACCGCCGAAAGCCAGCCGGACAGGCTTGTTCGCGTGTTCACCGATCATCGTCAGATTTGGCTGTTCGGTGAGACCTCCATTGAGGTGTGGGAGAACGTCGGCACGTCCGGGTTTTCGTTTCAGCGGGTTGGCGGCGTTGCCCTTGAGAGGGGCTGCGGCGGTGCCTACACGGTTGCAGCCGAAGACAACACGGTTTTCTGGCTTGGAAACGATGGAATGGTCTACCGGGCGGATGGATACCGGCCCGCGCGCATCTCGGATGAGGGTGTTGAGCGCCTGATTGGCGAAGCAAGGCCCTATTCGGACGCTTATGCGTGGGTTTACGCCATTCCGGGGCACAAGTTCTATGTTCTGACGTTTCCGGGGCGTCTGACGGTCGCCTATGACATCGCAACGGGTGCGTGGCATCAGGCGAAGACGTGGGAGTCCGCATCCTGGGACATCGTGGGGCCTCATCGGCTCGGTGCGACTGTGGTTTTGGGCCATGGTGGCGTCTGCCAGCTTGTCCCGACAGCCTATCAGGACAACGGCGACATTCTCGAGCGTGTGGCAATCGCCCCGCCGATCTATAACAACGGCAAGCGCATTCAGATTGACGCCTACTGGCTCGATTGCGAGACGGGGATTGTTGATCCGGGTGTTTCGCCCTCTGTCATGCTGTCTCTTGCAAAGGACGGGATGACTTTCGGCAACGTCAGGACGCGGGCCTTGGGTGCTGTGGGTGATTACAAGCGCCGCGCCGTGTGGCGTAACCTCGGGATTGCCCGTGACTGGACGTTCCGGTTGAGCTTCACCGACAACGCCCCGTTTACAGTCGTTTCAGGGCGCATGGAAGCGCAGGTGCTGGGGTGAGCGCCGCCCCGCAGAACATTCAGTTTGTGGATGACAGGCGGTTCCTGACGAGAGAGGCAAGGGCATACCTCGCAAGGATCACGGAACGGAGCGTTGAGCAGCTTATAGCTGGTCAAATCCTGACCTTGAGCGCGGTTGCCTACGCATCGTTCTCGTTCAATCAGGCGGGTGAGGTGACGGCGGCGACAGCAGCCAATCCGACCGGAACTGATGCCCAGGTTGTTGTCTATGTGGTGCCGAACGGCGAAAGCCCTGCGGCTCAATACATCGTGGTTTCGTTTCAGGACGTGCCGGCGCTGTCGAGTGTTTCACTCACGGGATTGGTCAATCAGGCCATCCCTCCGGGGGCGTCGATCTACGCATATGCCAGCGTTGCCGATACGGTGACGCTCACGGTTTCGGGTGTTCGCAGGGCTCAATGATCCGTCAGGCTCGTCTTTCCGACATCCCCAGGATTGTCGAGATGGGCGCGAAGTTCCACGCCATGTCTGACTATACGTTCGTTCCCTACGATCCGCAGGCTTGTGCAGCGTTTCTAGAGGGTACGATCAGCAACCCGGACGGGATCGTTCTCTGCCATGAACGGGGGATGATCGGCGGGGCTCTGGTGCCTCTCTACTTCAACCCGGCTCACAAGGTCGCGGTGGAGACGTTCTGGTGGGCGGATGCCGATGGCATGGCCCTTCTGGATCATTTCGAATGGTGGGCAGAGGCGCGCGGCGCTTCGGCGGTCACTCTCTCATGTCTTGGTGGAAAGCGCGACAAGGCCCTTGGCCGGGTCTTTGAGCGGCGCGGCTATTCCAAGGCGGAAACCTCTTACATGAGGGCTATCTAATGGCGGCAATATCAGGGCTGATCGCGGCTGGCGTCGGTGCTGCCGGCGCTATCGGCGGCGCGGCTCTATCGTCCTCGGCTGCAAAGAGCGCGGCTAACACCCAGGCTGCGGCACAGGCACAGGCGACGCAATTCCAGAGGGATGCGCTTCAGCAGACCCGCGTTGACAACGCACCGTGGATGTATGCCGGGCAGACCGCGCTTTATGGTCTAATGGATGGTCTAGGTCTGTCGCGTCCGCAGAACCCGGTATTCTACGATCCCAACTCCGGGCCTGTCGGTTCGCAGTACGCCCAGGGCTCCAATCAGAACGCCATGAACGATGGCCGTTTCCAGACGGGCGGGATTGCCAATTCCCCCGCCGGTCAAACGTCGAATGCCACCTCGGCTTGGGGCGGGCAGATGACGCAGGGTGTCGGGTTCCAGCAGACGCCCGGCTATCAGTTCCAGGTTCAGCAGGCGAACGATGCGGTCCAGAACCGGCTTGCGGCTCTCGGCATGGCGGGTTCCGGCGACGCCATGAAGGCGCTTGCGACCACCACCAGCGGCCTCGCCAATCAGGAATATGGAAACTACCTGAACCGCCTCGCATCAATGGCGGGCATGGGCCAGACGCAGACCTCGCAGAATAACGCGGCTGCAATGGGCGCGGCGGGGAATATGTCGAACATCGCGATGCAGGGCGGCAATCAGCAGGCGTCCAGCATCATGCAGGGGGCTAATTCGTGGAACACCGCGCTTGGCTACCTGACCAATCCGAACGGCCCGGTGATGAACGCCTTTAGCTCTCAGAATTGGGGCCAGCAGCCGCAGTTCTCCGGCTTCTCGGGGAATAACGGCTATTCGTCGGGCATCATGTCGGGGCTGTCTCTATGAACAACATGATCAACCCGATGCAGGGTTTCATTCAGGGCAACCAGCTTGCGTCTCAGCAGGCTAATGATGGTCTTGGACAGCAGCGCCAGCGCGATGAACAGGCGATGCGGGCCATTCAGATGATCGGCTCGATTTCGCTTGGCGCGAAGGGCGGTTCTCTAGATGGTCAGGTTGATCCTGCGAAGTTCGAGCAGGGGCTGGACTTCCTTCAGCAGAACGGCGTCAACGTCTCGTCCTATCGTGGTCGCCCGGAAGTCGCGGATGTAGCGGCGCGGGCGTCCATGTCTGCCCTTCAGCAAATCCAGGGTGGCATGGCGGCAACGCAGGCGGCCCTTCAGCTCCAGGCGACGCTTGTGGGCATCCAGCAGCGCCAGCAGGCCATTGAGTTGCAGGGCCGGCGCGACACCCGAGACGAGGCACGCGCGCAGCGTCAGGAGACGATGCAGCAGCAGCAGATCGCACAGCAGGGCATTCCTGCCGGGTTCCGTCGCAGCGCCAATGGCGGCGTTGAGCCGATCCCCGGTGGACCGCAGGACCCCGCTGTCATCAAGCAGCAGGCAGAGGCACGTGGACGTGGCGAGGCTCCGCGCCTTGATAGCGGCACGATTGGCAAGCTGTCTGATGCAGGATCAAGCGTCTCGGATGCTGACCGCTTCATCGCAGGCTTTCAGGACAACTATGCAGGCTGGCGCGTCCCCGCCATCGGTGATGCGGCGAACCAGCTTGCGCGCAATACCGGCATCGGGAACCAGGAAGCGGCGACGTGGTGGCAGTCCTACGATAGGTTTAAGAACAAGGTCCGGAACGAACTGTTCGGCTCTGCCCTGACTGCGACGGAAAAGGCCGCGTTCGAGAAGGCTGACATCAACCCCGGCATGACGCCTGCTGCCATTCGAGCCAATCTTGAAGTCCAGCGGCAGGTTGCCGAAGCCGGCGCGAAAAGGCTGGCAGGAACCTACGTCCAGCAAGGCCGGTCTACGGCTGAGATTGAAGCGGCGCTTGGCATCCCGCTATCCCGTCTCGGATTGGCTCCCAAGGAAGCCGGTTCTGCGTCGGCAGCCACTCCTGCGCAAGGCCAGCCAGCGACCCGCGCAGCGGCTCCCGCTGCCGCTCCTGCGGCTAGTCCCCGCGTCATCGGCCCGGCTCCCGCTGGTGCGACCGAAGGAAGGACCGGACGCCTTCCCGATGGAACCCGCGTTATCGTCCGCAACGGACAGTTGGTGGTAGCTGAATGATCACTGATCCGACCGAACGCGATCTCATCATCCGCACCGTTATTGGTGAGGCTGCATCCGAGGGTCCTGTCGGTCAGCTAGCCGTTGCCCACGTCATCGCCAACCGTATGCGCTCGGCTGGTCGTGGCGCTCGGGACATCGTGTTCGCCCGCAATCAGTTCGAGCCGTGGAATAACCCAACCACAGCCGCCCGTCTTCAGTCTATCCAGCCGACAGACCCGTCTTATCAGCGGGTGGCACAGGCGCTAGAGCCGTTCTTTTCCGGTCAGTCTCAGGACCCGACCGGGGGCGCGACGCATTTCTATTCACCGACCGCACAGGCTGGCCTTGGCCGTCAGGCTCCCTCATGGGATAACGGTTCCGGTCATGATATCGGGCGGCATCGGTTCTTCACGCTCGGCTATGCTCCGTCTGCGTCCAGCAACCCGCACGGCATCCCGTTTCCCGGTCAGCAAACCGCCACACCGGCATCCCCTTCCATGCCCGGCCAGACTGGTGGCTTGTGGGATCAGGCAGGTGCTCTGACTGCCGGCATCCAGTGGGATGATACCCCGGACCCGGAAGCACCAGCCGCAGCAACGCCCGCCCCGACAGCATCCCCCGCTGCCCCAGCCGCCCCCGGTGCCCAGCCGACCCGCGAGCAGGTCGTTGACCAGATGTGGCAGAACAGGCCGCAGTTCGACTATTCGCAGAACCCGCCCCGCAGGATCGACGCCGCACAGCCCTCCGCAGCCCCCGCACAGCCCGCTTTGGCAATCCAGTGGGACGATGCGCCCCCGGAAGGCGCAACGGCTCCTGTGCCTTCCCCACGCCCGGCAAGCGCACCTCTCGGAACGCCCGATGTCGGCGCGACCTTCGCAGCCACGGCACCCGCGTCTCCTGGTGCGCTTTCCGCTCCGAACCTTGATCAGACGTTCGCGCAGTTCCAGGGGGGTCTCCCCGCACAGGGCGAGGCGGTTGCCCAGCAGCGATCCATTCCCGAGATCACCATTCGCCCGCGTGACAGCCAGACGCGCCGGCAGCAAGCGCAGGCGGAGGCAGAGCGCAGCCTTGCCGAGCAGAACCCCGTTATGCGGACGGCAAACACGATTGTTCAGGGCGTGGCGCGCGGCGTCAACCCGTTCATGGACGATACAGTGGCGTTCCTCGACACGATTGTCGGGCGTGGCGACGGGGCGACCTTCTCGCAGCGTTACGGGGCCAACCTCGACCGTCAGCGCGGCGTGAATGCGGCCTATGATGCACAGTCCCCGATTTTGTCGATTGGCTCCCAGCTTGGCGGCGGCCTTGCCCTCCCGGTGGGTCAGCTTTCCGCGCCAGCGAATGCCATGACGCGGCTTGGCCGGGGTGCCATGGTCGGCGCTGGTTATGGCGCGGCCTTCGGTGCCGGTCAGGGTGACGGTCTGGCTGATAGGGCGCAAAGGGCGGCAACGGGCGCTGTCGTCGGCGGTGTGACAGGAGGCGCTCTTAACGCTCTTGTCGGGCCGCGACTTCCGCAGAACGCCATCACGACCCGCCCGTCTGGTCAGGCTGTCATAGATGCGGCTGACAGGCAGGGCGTGCAGGTGCCTCGCCTCATCGCCACGGATTCTACCGCGATGCAGCGGGTTGGGCAGGGCGTTCGCAACGTTCCCTTGGCTGGGGACCCGATTGTTCGGAACACGGATCGCATGGTTCAGCAGATGGGCGCGCGGATGGATGACACCGCCGCTGCCCTTGGTGGTGGTGCCGTCCCGACCGCAGACGCAGCCGGCGCTGCCGCTCGCTCCGGTATCGAGCAGACAGTTAGGGTCGCGATGCCGGCTCGCGCTGATCAGCTTTATGGGCGCGTTGAGCAGTTGGTGCCGCCCGGTCAGGTTTACCCTATTGGGCAGACCTCGCAGATCGCGCAACAGATCGTCTCCCGCAATCAGGCGGCTGGGCTTGGGCAGGGGCAGGCCGTCTCTGTCATTGATGAAGCCCTACAAAGGGGGGGCTTGACATACCAGGGAATGCGCGATCTCCGCACCCGCCTGAATGAAATGACCAGTTTTGGGAACACGCCGCAGGGCATGTCCAATGCTGAACTCAAGCAGATTGGCGCGGCCCTGACCGCTGATATTGACGCTGCCGCTCGTGCTGCCGGCCCCGCTGCCTATCAGGCGCATAAAAGGGCGGATCAGTGGTATTCGGCTTGGACGCAGCGCCGCGAGACGCTTGGTCGGATCATGAACGCCAATTCGGACGAGGGTATCATTACCCAAATCCAGAACGCCGCGTCGTCTCGCGCCTCGGCTGACATCTGGAAGCTCTCGACCGCCCGGAAGGCCATGCAGCCGGACGAGTGGAATGAAGTAGCTTCCGTCATCGTCTCCCGCCTTGGAAGGGATGGTGATGGGAATTTCTCCCCGGCCCGGTTTGTTACTGACTACGGGAAGCTTTCCGAGCGGGGCAAGGACATCCTCTTTCGGGCAACCGGAAACCGTACCCACGCTCAGGCCCTTGACGACATTGCCACGATTTCCAGTCGTTCGCGTGAGGTTCAGCGGTTCGGCAACCCATCGGGAACGGCGCAGAACCTTTCTGCTGCTGGCATCGGTGCCGGTTTGCTGGCTAGCCCTATCACGACGATGGCAACCGTCCTTGGCGGCAATGTCGTGTCTCGCGTTCTTGCGTCTCCGGCTACGGCTTCCTCTGCCGCTCGCTGGTCGCGCGCCTATCAGCTTGCCATCCAAACTCCTACCGCCGCCACCGTCTCAGGGCTTCAGATTGCGTCTCGTAACTTCGCTTCGACCTTGGGCGACAAACTTGGCGTAACGGTAGACCCAAACAGCCTCTTCCGCGCCCTTCCGTATCAGCGGTTCGGACAGAGCGAAGAGGACCGGAACAACGTTCCAGCCGGGGGGGCAGCAGCCCCCTAACGTCCACACACACGTCCACCACACGAGCCCCCTTTGCGGGGGCTTTTTTCGTTCGGGGTGCTGAATGTCCGTCACTCTCTTTTCACCGCCTTGGTCTCAGTTCGAGGCGGCTTCCGGCGCGCCGCTTGCTGGTGCCTTGCTCTACTTCTACGAGACCGGCACGACCACGCCTGTCACGGTCTATCAGGACAAGGACAGGACCACGGCTCACGCTAATCCTGTCGTGGCGGATTCCACCGGCACCTTCTCGGCAATCTACCTGCCAGACGGGATGTGCAAGGCGGTTCTGAAGACCTCCGCAGGCACGACGGTCCGCACCGCCGATCCTGTCGGTGAGCTTGTTTCCGCTCCATCCGTCACTGCGGTTCCGACTGGTGGATACATCCCCTATGGCGGGACTTCCGCCCCCACGGGGTTCCTGCTTTGCGACGGCACGGCCTATTCCCGCTCCACCTATTCGGCGCTGTTTGCGGTCATCGGGACGGCATTCGGAACGGGTGACGGTGCGACCACATTCAACGTCCCCGACATGCGGGGCAGGGCTCCCTATGGCCGCGACAACATGGGCGGCAGCGATGCGGCCCGCATCCCCTCTGCCATCACCGGGCGAACGAGCGTCGGTGGAACGGGCGGCGCTGCACAGACGACCCTGGTTGAAGCGAATATCCCCGCTCATACCCACACCGGCACGACATCCTCGGACGGCGCTCATACGCACACCGTTGCGATTGAGAGCGACGGCGCGGGCGGTTCTGGCGGCGCTGGTCGCATGAAGTCGGGCGGCACGACCACGACATCTTCCAATGGTGCCCACACCCACACCTTCACGACCTCTTCGGTTGGCTCCGGCACTGCCGCGACCACGCTTTCACCCGCCCTGTTCTCCAACTGGATCATTAAGACCTGATGGGCACCACGGCACGCAAGGACATCAAGATCAAGAAGGGTGACGACTTCACCCTACAGCTTCGCCTCAAATACTATGAGGCGGACGGGGCACTAACCGCCCTTGATCTTACAGGGTCCACACTCACAATCCAATTCGATTTCGCGGATGGGACCACGTTGTCCTATCCATCAACAGGATCGGCGTGGACGATTTCCAGCCCCACGACGGGAGAGGCGACGTTCACCCTCTCCGACACGGCCACCGATGCGCTTCCGAATGCGAAGTTCCGAGGCCGCTGGACGCTCAAGCGCACGATTGACGGCACCACGACCACCCACATTGGCGGGTCCGTCTATCTTATCGAATGGACGGTGACATGACGACGCTAGTTGTTGAAGTCATCGAGGATGGTCCGCAGGGGCCGCAGGGCGACCGTGGACCGGCCTTTACCCAGTATCAGGGCACATGGTCCGGCGCGACGGCTTACGTCGTCAATGACGCGGTATCCTATAACGGCTCCTCCTATATCTGCATCATGGCTCACACCAATCAGGCACCGCCGAACGCGACCTATTGGGGCGTCATTGCTTCCAAGGGAGACACGGGCGCGACGGGCGCGACGGGACCGCAGGGGCCAACCGGCTCCGTATCCAGCATTGTCGCAACCGACATCACCGACAGCACCGCAACGGGGCGCTCTGTCCTTACCGGGAACGCTGCGACGGGGCGGACTGCCCTTGGCCTCGGGACGGCTGCTGTTGAGCCCACAAGCACCTTTGCGGCGGCTTCCCACAATCACGCTGCGGCTGACGTTACATCTGGCACGTTTGACATTGCGCGGATTCCCGAAGCCACCACAGCGCAGTTTCTCGGGAACACCGCAGACAAGGTTCTGTCTACGGACCAGGTATGGGCAGGAGCCGCCCCAGCCACATTGACGGACGCGGCGACGATTGCCGTTGATATGGCGACCGGCATCAACTTCACGGTAACGCTGACGGCATCCCGAACGCTCGGCGCTCCGTCCAATGCAAAGGCGGGTCAGTCGGGCGTCATTATTGTGAAGCAGAACGGCACGGGCGGTTGGACGCTTTCCTATAACGCTGTTTACAAGTTCCAGGGTGGTTCTGCTGTCGCCATCGACACGACCGCATCCCGAACGTCGCTTCTAAGCTACTTCGTCGAGGATAGTTCAAACATTCACATCTCAGTGGTTCCGGGCTCGCGATGATTCCGGGCCTTGGTCGGTTCGTCCCCGCTGCGCGTCAGGCGGGGTTGATCGTTGCTGTCGGCAACGGCGGCAGAATTGCGACATCGGAAACAGGTTCCTCATGGACCACAAGAACAAGCGGAACCAGCAACGACCTGTTTGACGTGTTCAATTCAGGTACAAAATATATAGCAGTCGGTGAGGGGGGAACAATCCTGTCTTCGTCGGACGCTGTAACGTGGACAACTGAAACATCAGGAACCAGCACTAACCTTGCTGGCGTCACATGGAACGGAACGAAATGGTTTGCCTCTGCCGGAACAAGCGTTCTTGAATCATCGGACGGCGTATCGTGGTCTAGCGTTGCTCTGTCTGGTGGGTATACTGGCGTAAAGTTTGCTCCAAATGGTAGCAGTGTCGTCCTTGGCACTGGCGGCGATGACGTTCAGTTTTACAACGGTTCGTCATGGTCGCGGTGGGACACGCCAGCCGGATTTGTTTCGCGCGGGGCAGCTTACGGCGGCGGATATTACGTTCTAGTCGGTGGTGCGGGTAAGGTTCAGCGGTCGTCTAACGGAACATCTTGGGCCTTTGAAACATTCGGGTCAACAAGCGGCGTCAATGGCGTCTGCTGGTCTGGCACTCAATTTGTGGCTGTCGGAACGCTTTTAGCTAGAACATCGCCTGACGGAGCTACGTGGACCGGGCGCACCACAGCCGGCTCTGACGACATGAAACACGTTTGCTGGACCGGAAGCCAGTTTGTCGCTGTCGGTTATCGATCAGTAAGCGCAGCGGCAATCCAGACATCGCCAGACGGAATCACGTGGTCAAGCCAGACGGCGGGCTTTTCCGAGCAACTGAATAGCGTCTGCGTCTAAACCCAAGGACAAGCTGAATGCCTACACTTGACACGATTGTTGTCGAGGTGATCGAGCGCGGCCCTCAGGGTCCCCAGGTCCCCGATGGCGACAAGGGCGACATCACCGTCTCGTCCAACGGCACCGTATGGAATATCGACGCGGGGGCCGTGGGCGAAACGGAGCTTGCCAACGGTATTGTTGCCACATCAGCGACAACCCGCGTGACTCTCGCATCAGTCGATGGAACGAAATTCCCCGTCTGCAATCTCGTGGAAACAGGGCGAGAGGGGCTGTTCCGCTGGTCCTCGTCCAACCTCTCTTCCGCCGTGACAGCCGACACGCAGCAGGCCATTTACGTGCCCCCGGCATCCGATACGTCTGGTGCGTCCGGCGCGTGGGTTCGTCAGTGGGATGGCGTTAACGCACAAGTGACGTGGTGGGGCGTCAAGGCTGACAACGCGACCAATGATGCGACGTCACTCCAAGCGGCAATCAACGCCGCTGCGCCCATTATCCATTTCCCTGACGGCACAATTCTATGGGGGTCGGCTTCTCCCATCGATGGTGTCGGCAACCAGAAATGGCTCGGCTCTGGCACAGGAAACTCCGTCCTGAAGCTCGACAACAACTCTCCCACCGACAATTTTGTTCACTTCCAGAGCCTGTCAGACGTTGAGGTTCGTGACCTCACCATTGACTGGAACAGCAAGACCCCATCGGGGACGCACGGTGCCCTCGGCCTTCAGTCGTGCGACCGCATCAAGATACTCGACTGCAATTTCCCCAATCAGGCTACAGTCAGCATTGTCGCCACTGGCCTTCGTGACAGCGTGATCAAGGGAAACAGGATCACTCGGGCCACCACGGACGACGCGCTCAATCAGGCGATCATCATTTCCCACGACGGGCGCACGAGCTACGGGAATGCGGTCGAGGACAATCGGTGTAATGGCTCTGCCATCCTCATCGCGTCATCGAACACAATCGTCGCTGGCAACCGCGTTACCGATTTCGGCTTCGGTGCCGGCGTGACTGTGGAAGCGGATGCTGACACCTACAAAGTGACGGTTGAAGGAAACCGCATCACAGGGGGCGTCGGTACTGACGTGAATGGTTACAAGTGCGGCGGCATTGAGATTTGGGCGGCTGATAGCATCGTTCGCGACAACCTGTGCTTTGACAATTCCGGTGCCGGCATCGACTTCGGCGGCAAAAACGGCATCGTCGAGGGGAACACCTGCATTGATAACGGGCAGACCAGCGGCTCTCCTGGTATTGTCGCCCGGTATCAGGACGCGACCTACAACGCATCTGGCACGGTCTTCTCTGGCAACCGCGGTTATGACACGCTCGGGGCGGGCGGCACTCAGACCTATGGCTACGAAGAGCAGTCCGCTTCACTGACAGGCATTGTGCTTTCAGAAAGCAACAACTTCGCCGGAAACAAGACGGCTGACACGCTGATCCTATCGGCTGTCCGTGGCCTTCGCCACACCAGCGCCACAGCCGCGATCCTTGGGCCGGGTGCGCCTAATGTCCTCGGCATCTCCCGCGTTATGTCGGTCGGGACCCCGGCGGCTGGGAATTTCGGCGGGTATGAAATTCTTTCGGCAAGCACTCTTCGCGGGCTGCTCTACGGCAACAACTCCGGCCTGTTTATTGAGGGGTTCAACGGTAACGATGTCGCACTTCGTACCGGGGGGCTAGAGGCGCTGCGGGCAAGCTCCACGGCGGTTTCATCCACTCTTCCCATCCGTGGCAAGAACATGGCGCAACTGCTCTGGTCGATCACCGGGGCGAACATGAACTCGACCGCCGACCAAGCATTTACGAAGCACGGAACCTTTACGGGCTTCACGATCCTGATTGCAAAGGCAGTCAATGCGAGCGCGGCTGCCAGTAGCGCTGTCGGCGGTGTCTACACGTCTACAGCCAAAGGCGGTGACGTGCTGATAAGTGCATCACAAGGGTACGCCAATCTCACAGGGGATAGTCGCGTTGGTCAGACAATCGCCGCTGCCGCATACGGGCAGGGTGTTTCGACCGCCTCTGCGCTTTATCTGTCACTGACCGCGGCGCATGGATCGGCGGTCACGGCTGATTATTACATCTACGGCTTTGTCGTTTCGTGATCAGAACGGCCACGGCGCAATCCAGCGGGCATAGGCCAGCAGCGACACCCATAGCGGAGTCGTCACAAGGGCGATGATCGCGAGAACAAGCAGCACACCGCCGCCAGCCGCAACCAAGAGCCGAAACTGTCTCGCGATCCTCTCCATCCGCGAGAGTCTGATTCATCGGATTGGGCTCGTCAACCAATAGCCGGATACCGCCAATGACACACGACTTTGCCGTGATTGCGGCGGGAGTGATCACGCTTGGCCTGCTCGCCCTTTTCGTCCTCGACATGAACCGGAACATCAGGGAGCGCGAGCGATGAGAACCTCGCCAAAGGGCCTTGCGCTCATCAAGGAGTTTGAGGGCCTGCGCCTGAGCGCATACCGCTGCGCGGCGGGCGTCCTAACAATCGGTTACGGCCATACTTCGGCGGCTGGCGCGCCCGATGTAACGCCCGGAATGCGGATCACGGCAACGCAGGCAGAGGCCATGCTGATCCGTGACCTTGGGCAGTATGAGCGCGCCGTCTCGGCGGCAGTCAAGAAGCCTCTGAACCAGGGGCAGTTCGATGCCTGCGTGTCCCTTTGCTACAACATCGGGACTGGTGCATTCGCTCGTTCGACTGTCGTTCGCCGCATCAATTCCGGGCGGATGAGTGAGGTTCCCGCTGCCTTCATGATGTGGACCAAAGGCGGCGGGAAAGTCCTTCCGGGCCTTGTGCGCCGTCGCCGCGCCGAAGCCGCTCTGTGGCGCTCCCTGCCCGATGAAACCGGGCCTGCCGGGCGTGGCGAGGTTGCCGAAGTCGAGGAAGACCGCACCGAAGTTCCGGCCGCCGAAAGCAAGCCATTCTGGATGACGGTCGCATCTTGGTTCGCTGGCCTTGGACTGGCCTTCCCGAACATCGAAAACGCCTACGGCCTGATTGCCTTCCTCGCCATCCTGGCTGTCGGCGGCGTCTTCGCTTGGCTCGTCATGTCCGGGCGCGTCACCTTCAACAGGGGCGAGTGATGTTCTGGGGCGCGATCCTGAAATGGGTGACTGGCGACCTTATCGGACAGCTAACCCGCGCCTATGAAGCCCGGCTGAAGGCTGCGAACGAGACCGAACGGCTTATCGCTGATGTCGCGATCAAGGACATTGAACGACAGATGGCAGACCGCGCCGCTGCCAAGGAAATCCGCCTAGCCACGGCGGGCTTTTGGGAGATGCGGCTGATCACCGTTCTGATTGCCGCTCCCTTCGTCTTGCACCTCAACCTTGTTGGCTTGGACACCGCGTTCAAGCTCGGCTGGCGCATCCCGGCCTTCCCCCACCCGTTCAGCGAATGGCAGGGCGCAATCCTGCTCTCGTTCTTTGGCGTTCATGTCATCGGACAGGGAATTACAGCACTTGCTGGCGCTATTCGCGGCAGGCGATAATATCACAATGGCGTTATGCTGTGGGAAGCTGCGCTATTTGCTTGCAAAATCCGAGACATCAACTTGCGATTGCCGTAAATTTAACGTGCTGATTTGGCGCGCCGACCTTGAAAGGGGGCGAAACCATGAGCCGTGCCTTTAAATGGTTCCTGGCGCTTGTCGCTATTGCTTTTGCGCTGTCCTTGGCCGCGTGCACTCCGAAGGACATGCAGGGCGCGTCGGTGCGTGTCGTTATTTCTGGCGCGCACGGATCAGCGACACACATCGGCGGCAACGTTCTCCTGACTGCCGCGCATGTCGTTGACGGTAAAACCGGAATCGAAATCGAAACGGCAGACGGCAAGAAATATCCCGCCAAGGTTCTTTGGATTGCCAAAGAATATGATGTCGCTGTCCTCACCTATGAGGGGGGATCGCTTCCCTCGGCAGACATCTCTTGTGGCGCTCTGAAGCCAGACACGCCCGTCGTTGCATACGGCAGCCCCGGCCCGGTGAGGTTCGCAAGGTTCGCGGGCAAAATCGCAACCTCGGCGGCGCAATACGGGCCATGGGCTCTTGTCAACGTCATGGACCTGACCGTGTGGGGCGGGATGTCTGGCGGCGGCGTCTTTGATGTTCGCGGGCGTCTGGTCGGCGTCACTGTCGGCCTTTTTTCGGCCCCCGGCATGTTCGGCCCTGCCCCATCCGGCATCAGCACTATGGTTCCTTCGTCTGCAATCTGTAAAATGTTGGGGAGAGGTTAATGCCCGGCGTCAAGTTCGATTGGAAGCTGAACGCACCTTCCGCGCTTTACACGTTCCTGAGCGCCGCTGCGGGCATTCTCGTTGCCTTCATGATGCTGCAATCCAAGGTGGATTCCATCGTTAGCCGGATCGGCAACATGGAGGCGCGGATTGATAAGGTCGAAACCGCGAGAGAGGTTGACCGCCTTCAACGACAGACAGACCGGGACGCCTTCCTGCGAATGGAGGGTGACTTGCGCGTCATCCGGCAAATCGTGGAGGGGCTGAAACCGCAGGGGCCGGCTCGCTGATGCCTCCCTACGCCACGGACGAAGACCTTGCAAAAGCCGTGGAGGCGCATAAGGCCCACGGCGCTAGCAAGGCAGCGCAAATCCTTGGAATCCCCCGCACGACCCTTTCCAGCCGCGTGGAGATAGCAGCGCGAAGGGGGATGATGGGAACGGGTCCAGTCCTTCCCGGTTTCGAGATTAAATCGACATCGACGCAGCTAGGCCCCGATGGCGATCTGCAACGGGAGTGGATCAAGCAAGGCCCTGCCGCTGGCGTAGCTTATGAGCCGCCGCCCGGCCATGTCGTCAAAGGCGAGAGCGCGCTTCTCGATGCAGAGGGGAGGGTGCTTAATCGGTGGGTGAAGACGCGAGAGGGCATGGATGCTCTGGACGCGGTGGAGGCCATCAAGGCGGCCTTCGCTGACTATGAGCCGAGCGCGCCTCCTGTCGATCCTCCGAAGTCCCCAGACGAGAACCTGCTAAACCTCATTCCGGCGAACGACTGGCACATAAATCTTCTGACGTGGGCTCGCGAGACGGGCACCAATTGGGATCTGAAGATTGCCGAGCAGGTGATCGGGCAGGGTATCGAAGACGCCATCAGCCGATCCCCTGAATGCGACACGGCTATCCTCCTCGGCGGTGGCGACCTCACACATGCGGACAACAACGAGAACCGCACAGCCCGCTCCAACAACGTCCTAGACGTGGATGGACGCCACCAGAAGGGGCTTGAGGTTGCCTGCCGGCTGAAGGTCAGGGCAATCGACGCGGCTAGGCGGAAGGCCCGCAAGGTCATCGTCCGCATTCTCCCCGGCAACCACGACACGCACACAGCCGTTGCCGTCGCCTACTTCCTCCTTGCCTGGTATCGGAACGACCCCAACGTAACGGTGGATGTGGATGCGTCCCTGTTCTTCTGGCACCGGTTCGGGAACGTGCTGATCGGGGCGACGCACGGACACACCGTCAAGCTGAAGGACATGGCATCAATCATGGCGCATCGCCGCGCTGAGGATTGGGGCGCGACCAAGTTCCGCTATGTCCACGGCTTCCATATTCACCATCATTCCAAGTTCGCGACGGAGGGGAACGGTGTAATCATGGAGAGCCATCAGGCTCCAATACCACAGGACGCATGGCACCATAATTCCGGGTTTCTTTCCGGTCGGTCCATGCAGGTCATCACTTATCACAAAGAGTTTGGCGAAGTCGCGCGCGTTCGTGTTGCGATGCTGGACGGGTAGTCTAGAATCGAACGGGCCGAGTGGTGCTTGCAACACCGCTCGGCCCTGACCACCACGAACACAGGACGTTCGCCATGGCTAATAAAGAGATAGACATAGACAACCTGCGCCGTCTACTGCAATACGATGCAGAAACTGGGTCGCTTATTTGGCTTCCGCGCCCGCTGGAAATGTTCCCGAGTGAGCGGCATTGGAAAAGATGGAACACTTGTTTCGCGTGGAAACCCGCGCTTGGGTCGCTTGACGCCCATGGCTACCTGACAGGCAGAATATTCAATTCCCTCTATAAGGCTCATCGTGTCGCGTGGGCGCTGGCGACAGGCGCATGGCCAACTGCGGACATCGACCACATAAACGGCACCCGAGATGACAACAGGCTTGAGAACCTTAGGTCTGTTTCGCGCCAAGAAAACCTCAAGAACCGCCGTTTGTCGAGCAACAACACAAGCGGCGCTCACGGTGTTTCGCTGCACAAGCAGGCTGGCAAGTGGCGCGCCCGCATAAGTGTCGACAACAAAGAGATAAGCCTTGGCCTCTTTGAAACCAAAGAGCAGGCAATCTTGGCTCGCCAAAAGGCCAACGCTGACTTCAATTTCCACGCATCTCACGGCAGGAGATAAGTCATGCAGGCGATTGTCCTGCACTCAGAGCGCGGTGAGATTGGCCGCCATCGGGTGAACGTATGATGCCCCGCACCTTCGGACACATTCGCTACGTCCTTCTCGACCGCATCCCCGAGTTCGAAAAGCGAGGCTGGATGTTCATCAACGATCTAGGCCCCACGCATGGCGTCTGGTCGTGCCTGATGTGGCGTTGCGAGTGTGAGCATCTGGGGGAACCGTGACGGAGAATAGCGTAGCCACGACCCTCCTATGGGCGTCTCAACAGGGGTTCGCCAAGGTGCTTGTGGTCGGTGAGATGCCGAACGGAGAAACCAAGATCG